CTATGCGCTCAGATTGCCTGAGCGAGCTTTGAGAATACGCGGAAGGGCTGATGGTTTCCTGGACCACAACGCATATTCCTCCCACGTGAGCCCCAGATACTCATGGAGCTTTTGTCCTTCACCGCTTAGCCCTGCTTGCCAGGCTTCCACCCACCAGTTGATATCTCTCGATTGCACGGAGCCTTCCAGATAACACTCAACAAAAGTCATGCTGTTCTTCCTTGAGTCGCTTATTCAGCCGAAGGGGATACGATCGGAACACTGTGATCGTAGACGTCCATCATTTTCGGATCGCGATGACCGCTCGCCTCCTGCTTATCTGCGCGGCTGCCCGATGTATCGGTGATGCCGCGACGTTTGAGGTCGTGCAACGCAAAGCGTTGCTCTGGAGTGATGATCTCGTCCTTCAACGCCAATGTGATGAACCGCTGCCAAGCGGTATCGAGACTTGATTTCCTCAATGCGCCGCCATGGCTGGCCACGATGATCGGTCTTTTATTTGGGCTGATTGGAATTGGCGTCTTACGCTTTTCCCAGGTGCCGGAACGATAGGCTTTTGCACGGTCCCAGACTGCGCGTAGGCGTGGGGTCCAACGCACGATGTTGTCCCTGCTTCCTTTACGCCGGTTTGTCAGCACCCCTTCGTCCAGCTCATTTGCGTCGGTGAGAGTCACTACCTCGATCCCTCTCAGTCTGCACAGATAGGCCAGCTCCATTGCGATCGAAAGGTACTCCGGACACCCACCTGGCTCGTTACGGGCGAGTCGGCCTCGAGCAGTCGCCCTGTCAATCAGCTCATCCATTACCGTCTGGATCGGTAGGCGGCGCTGTTTACGTTCAATAGGCGCCTCGATACCCAGCGCCGGGTTGACCTCAAGATAGCCACGATTCCGTCCCCACTGCAGCACTCGTCGCAGATATCGTAGGGCGTGTGCAGCTTTTGAGGGGGTGCCCTCGTCTGCCAATCGATCGACAACGCGCTGCACCAGGGCGGCGGTGAATTTCTTCACTGCAAGATCGCCGAGCGGCTTACCCAGTTTGGTGGGAATATTTAGCAGGACGTCGCGGGAGTAGCAGTAGTCATCGTGCGTCTTTGGTTTGAGTTTTTTGTAGCGATCGCTTTCGTGGAATTTCTCGCAGACGTAGCGGAGCGTGCCCCGGTCGACGTTTGATGCTTCGTCCATGATCCGATGCAATTCGGCCAACGAAACATCGGCAGGTGCAACGTTACGCCGACGCTGCTTGCCGGTTTCGTCCCTGTGCAGGGTGTACCAAACGCCGTTGCCACGATGGTCGAAGAAAATGGCCGCCGGAAGGGCGGCCTGGTCGACATGGGCAGGGATGTGCGGGTTGTGTTTACGTTGCCTTGCGCGCCTCATAGGATGTCGACGTCGTACCTTTCAGAGTTGGTGGATGTGACGCCACCGGCGTGGTTGATCAGTTCGAGAGTAGTCCACGGTCCTGTCCGGCCACGAAACAGCCTTACGCCCTGATCGAGCAGTGTCCGCTCGACGTCTGATCGACGTTGGTAACCGGTGATGTTCTGCAGATCCTGAAAGGTCAGTACCCCTGCCGCATTCTGTGTCACAGCGCAATCCTCGAAGCATTTCCACGCCGATCGGGCTCGACATTCAGTCTAGCCGCAGGCATAGCAGTCGGTATAACAGAAGTCGCTAACGCCTCTTCTTCCCGAGGCGCCGGCGCTGGCTCGCCGTCGCAAAGTCCGTATGCAGAACTGCAGGCCGTCGCATCCGTAGCAATCATCAGGTCGTATTGAATGCCTCCTCGGGCAGTTTTCGACCATTCCACGGCTTGTCGGATACTTGCAATCTCCATGACTTCAAGGGCGCTCATGTCGGCGATCGACCCTTTTGGATGTTTCGCGTTGGAGCCAGCGAAGAAGGTCGCAGCGCCACGTTTGCTCGCCTGCTGAACCAAACGTTCCCACCGATCAATGCGATCGATGACTTCCGGAAAGCGCAGGGCGATTTCTCGGAGCTCGTCCTTACGGCAATTGATACAAGGCATGCACCCGACTCGGCCCATTCCTTGAGAGTAAAGCGGGTTTGGCTTTATGCCCATGTATCGATGGGCTTCAAACACTGCGGGGATATCCCATTTCAAAATGGGGCGGTAATTGAATAAGCCGCCTCCAACTTCGTCACACTCTGGCAGATATCGTCTGTTAAGCGATTCATCAGCTCTGACCCCCTGCCAGCTAACGATCATGTCTTCGTTATTCATCATTGGCATGACGACCTGTTCAAGCATCGGATCGCGCTTCAATTCCATAGTACAAAATTGAGCCTTACGGCTCGGGAAGCGTCCTTTCCATAGGCATAGGTCCAGGAAAGGGTTTCCCGTTGGTATAAGCACTTCAAGTGCAAGCGAAACCACGGCCTCTGATACGCCATGTTCACGCCACTTTGTCTCGATAAAACGGCGCTTTCCCTCGATGCGCTTAGTGAAATCAGCCCTGACTCGGCGAATAAGCACACCCGTCGATTGCTCCAGATAGTCGAGATAGTCGTAAGTTTGTTGATGTTCGTTACCAGTGTCTGCAAAGACTGCCTGGAGATTCGGGGCTTCTTGCGCCAGTGCCACCAGTAGGGTGGCGGTACTATCTTTCCCACCGCTCACGCTGACGATGTTATGAGTTGTCATGCTTTGAACCTTGAATGCAGATTGTGACGATCTGAAAGGTGCCGGCTCCTCGCGGGCCGGCTCGTGGAAGGTCAGCGTCTGTAACGCCTTTCTCTGCTGATGCGAGCAGCCAAACGTTCGGCCATAAGCGCCGCCCATTCCTCGGCTTTACGTTCTTGTCGAATGCGGCTGCAGGTCTGATGCTTCCTTGTCGACCGGGCGCGCCAACAGATGTCGCAGATGCTGGGAAGATCCAGGCGCTTGCTGGCCATCGTCGGCCGATCGCGGGTGGTCACCGTCTTTGGCCCCGGCGCGGCCGTCGCCTCGTTGTTGTTCATACACATGCTCCGGTAGAAGTTGGTCTGGCCAGCAGCTGGGCGACAACGGCGGTTTCTTTCTCACTAAGGTCGCCGAGCTGGTGGGCCATGGTGGCCAGACATTCGAGGCGGATCCGCGCATCGGCAGACTTCCTCACCTGGTAATCAAATAACGCCGTGCCGACGATCCGGATGGCCATCAGGTGTCGAGCCGACCGCGTGGCTTGGTCCTGCAATGTGGTAGCCTTCGGTTCGCCGCTGCTTTGGTGCTGTGCTTGCATCGTGTTGTCCTCAGTAGTGGTTGGCGTCGAGGGGGGGCCACCCCTCGATGCCTTTCGTTTACCGGCTAGTGCCGGCGTCAAGTCGGTGATTCGTTGGTCTTTCGCACCAGGTGAATCACCAAATATTCAAACGTCCCTTCGTCGTCGCACGAACTCCACTCCAGAACCCCCTGGATGTGAGCCCGAGAACAACCCATCACCAGAATTTCGCGCTCTCCTCGAAACGCACGGACCTCGAGGATCCCCACCAGACCGTCGACGGCATACGCCTCGGCATGCACGATCGGCAGGCCGTCGGGTGTCTCTTTCAGGTTCGCGATGATGAAAGGGATAAGGTCCGACGACTCGTCACTGCGTGAATAGTTGATTACTTGAATCTGCATCGATGTCGCTCCTGGTCAGGCTTTGAAGATCCAGCACTTGACGGTGGGGCAGCGCGTGACCATTGGGTTTTTAATGGCCTGCGCCGAGCGCACTGCGCTGTCGACGGCCTTGTAGTCCAGGTACTTGTGGCTGCGGGATTCTTTGAGCAGGTCTTTCAGCGTCGTGACGTCAGCGAGTTTTTGGCGGTGCTCTGCGGCCCGTTCAGCGAATTCGTTGAGGTTGATCGCGATGACGTCCGGATTCTTGCTGTGGTTGACCAGGGGCTCGTCATAGATCGATTCGAGGTACTCGTAGACCTGCCAGAACTCGGCGACGGCGCTGTGATCGGCGTTGGTTGTGCTCTGGCGCTCGAGCGCCATTTCAACGATCTGCCGGCGCGTCGAGCTGACCTGTACCTCTGACAGGGTGACAACCAGGCGAATGGCGTCGAGTAAGGCGAACAGCTGAGCGTGGTTCTTGATGATCCGCTCGACGCCGATGTAGCCCCGCAAGCCGTTACCGCACTTGCGGCAGGCACCATCACCCGTGAATTGAGTGTCACAAGCGAAGCAATGGGTGTGGAGTTTGCGCAGTTTGGTTTCGTGCTCCGGGAACCGCTTACAGAACACGTCCATCACCTCCGCTTCCTTGCGCACGGCCTGCAGCAGGAAGTGGCTCAGGATCGTTCCATCCAGGGCGTTCAGCTTGTCAGCTGCAGCACGGCTCTCGGGTGTCACTGTCGGACGAATGAAGTGCAGCTTCACAATCCTGGTCATGATTGCTTCGTGGGCAACCACTGCCGCGTTCTGGCTGATCGCGATCGTTCCGCGAAACGGCGGTTCGTAGGTTTCGTTGCCTGCCGTCTTCACACCTTTGGTGGCCAGCGTGCCGCCCCCGAAGAAGTCTTTCAGCTCGTCCCATTCGAAAGTCTTGGCGTGCGCTTTGTCTTCGCTGTGGCGATCGGCTTCCAGGAATACAACTGGCATGCCCGACACTTGGCCCATCAAGCGGGAGCGCCCCGCTTTGGTGGATTTCATCGGGTCGAATCCTTCGTACCCTTCACGGCCCAGCAGCTTCCACAACAGGTTGAGCAGCGTGGTCTTACCGGCCCCAGCCTCGCCAGTGGCCTCCAGAAATGGGAACGACTGATAACGCGCGCGGATCTGCTCACAGAACAACGAGCCAAAGAAGAACAGCAACGCTGCCATGCCCTGGGTGCCAAAGCAGATCCACAACAGGCGCAGCCACTCCTCGTTGTAGCCTTTGGGATCACGCTGCAGCTGCACTGGAACACCCTTCTGCAGTGTTTTCAGGCGCATCTTCCCGAACTCGAAATAGTCTTCGCTGTTCACCGGATAGACGTTGCCGTCTTTCACTGCGATATCGCCGTAGATGTAGCAGCCGTACTCTTTGCTGTAGCCAACGTAATCGATGGTCGACACCGTTTTGATGCCGTACAGCTGATCCTTCATCAGCTTGTCGAGCTGCTGGCCGCTGCCGGTGTACATCGCGCCGGCTGCCATGCCCAGCAGCCGTTTCTTGAACTCACTGGCGGCGGCGAGCTGGCCGCTGGTGAAGGTGTTTTTCACGCTGCCGGCGTCGTGCGGGAAGTCGACGCGCATGTAGTACCAGGACTCGTCCGTTACCTCATTGCGCTGGAAGTAGAGGGCTTGTGGGTAGCAGTTGGCGATTTCTACAACGCTGCCGGATTGCTGCAGCGCCTTTTCGCGCATTTGCGCATTGTTCAGCAGCTGGTCTTCCTGGGTCTCGCTGTCCTCGATGTCCTGCACGGCACGGTTGTATTTCTCCATGTCCAGCTTGAACCAGTAGAGGCGGTTGCCGAAGCCGAGGTGGAATTCGCCGCGCTTGTTCCAGTCGTACATCAGCAACGCTTTTTCAGCGGCGCTTTCTGCGATCAGCAGCGCGCCTTGATGGCGAGCCTGTTTCAGATCAGCACTGACCTGTGCAGCTCGTTTCTCGTCTCCCTCAATGAATGCCCAGCGTTGATGCAGATCGTTCCAGTCGACCTTGCGGCCGTCCCGCTGGGGGATCTGCGCCGCCTCACACACAAACCCCATTTCGCGCGCCTGACGCACCCAGCGGCGGGTGTAAGCGTGCGCACCTTGTTCGTTATCGAGTGCCCAAACCAGCCTTGGAAGTTTTTCGGTGCGATCGCGCAGCAGTGCCTTCAACGATTCCTCGGGAAAGGCGTTCGACGACATGGCCGATACGGCGGAAACGCCGTTATGCACCAGCGCGATGGCGTCGAAGATGCCTTCTACGATCCAGATTTCTTTGACTTCCAGAAGGTCGACGCAGGGCGGGCACCACCAGACGCCACGGTAGCTTTCGCCAGGCTTGAAGCGCGCCTTCATCTTTCCGAACCGGGCTGGCCGGTCAATCAGCCTTTCCCAGTAGCCGCCTTTTTCCAAAGCGAAGCGCACTGTTGCACTGCCGGCCTGGTCGACCGGGGAATAGAAGGTCTCTTGAGTAAACCAGCCAGCGATCAGCGAGATGTCGAACCCGCGAGCGAACTCCAGGTATGCGCGAGCGGTTGCCGTAGGCACGTTCTCAGTTGCAGGGGCGCGCTTGCTCCAGTCTTCGAAAAGGTCGTCGTAGATTTCCTTCACGTGAAGCGTGTGACCGCACTTTTCCTGCCGGCCGCAGATCAACTGCCAAGGGCTGTCAAAGCGGGTGTACAGCTCCCTTTTATTGCACTTCGGACACGTGCCGCCCCGCATGTAATTGGTCGGAGCGCGGTGTTTTAGCCCGTAATCGGACTCGATGCGCTGCAGGACGTCGTGACGTAGATCGTCTCTCATGGTTGCTTCACTGCTTTGAGGCTGAGGGACAGCGCGGCCATCAGGCGTTTCTGCGCTGCCATCGCTGGTTTCTTCTTGAGGATCGAGCTGTGCCGTTCTTGGTCCGGGACGTAGCGAAATTCATCCGCGTACCAGTGCTCATTGAGGCTTGTGCTGTAGCTTTGGCGCATGGCAGCCAGCAGCGCTTCGGCCTCTGCAGCTGGCATTTGGGCGGTGATTTGCAGTGCGTTTCCCATCAAAAACCTCGAATTCGGGCGCAGCTCACCCAAACCCACGGAAAGCGGGGCAGGGCGTTGGTTAAGGGGTGTTACGAGTTGGCTAAGCGGAAGCGCCCGTTATCCGGGGTATTGATGATGCGTTCGTAGATCAGGGCGACGGGGACCGCCCAAGCAATGCCGGTGCAAGGATCGATGATCACTGAGTGCGTGGCTGTGCTGGTGGCCACGTCCAGGCGTTGCCGATCGCGGATCGCGTTCAGATCGTTGATGGCCAGACCAGCCACCTGTTCAGCTCGGCTCGTCAACAGGTCGAAATCGTTCACCAGGTGTTGAACCGTGCGGTCGAAAAGCTTCTGGTCGTTGCTCAAATGTTCACACTGATGGCGCTCGAGAAACCGCAGAGCTGCGGCCTTCAAAACATCCTGGTAGTGCTGGGCTGCAGACGAATTCATTGAGCTGACTCCGGGCGTTGGCGATGCAGCTCGATCGCAGCAAGAACCTCTGCGTGCCGAGCGGCCATGTGCAGGTTATGAGCCGTCAGGATCGCGTCTGCCTCGGTCTGGTTTATTTCTCCGTCATCGAGCGCCTTGGCAATGATCTGATCGACCGTGCCGCGCTTGGCAGCCACCTGCACCGACATGGTGTAAAGCTCCACGTTGTCCAGAGATTCCGGATCTGCAACCGGCACAAAAATGCCGCCGTACAGCGCCGCCACGTAGTTGGGCAGGTGCGTCGTTTGGGTCAGTTGTTCCAGCTGGTGGATCTGAATCTCAGTGAGCGGGCGAACGCCATTGTTCTCGTAGGCGTGGTTATCGAACTTCTTCAAGTTCATGCCCAAGCGGGCTGCAGCGCATTCGCGGCCACCGGGGTATGCGCAGATGATCGTGCTGACCACTTCCCTCAAAGTGCTTAGAACCGGGATTTTCATGTTCTGGTGTCCCTTAGATGGCTTGGCCATTACTGTGCAATCACGCCGTCTTTGATACCCAGCAGCACCGCGGCGCGATGTGCCTCCCCACGGCGACAATGGCTCTGGCCACTCAGCACCGCGTAAACGGTGCTGGGGTTCAACTCATGCAGATCCGCGAAACCCTTGGCGGTCTGGCCTTTTCGTTCCAGTTCTTCACGTGCTTTCTGGCGGGCTTGCTCGGTGATAGGGGTGTTAGGCATAGTGCAGTTCCGTGCAATTTCATGTGGTGTGGAATGCACTTTGATGCACTTTGGTGCATTTGTAAATATCGTGGATGAAAAATTTTGCAGGAATCGGTTCAGATAGGTTCGAGGCTCCAAGAAGAGCGCAAGCGTTGCGGAATGACGCAAGAACAACTCGCGGAAGCATTGGGCGTGTCCAAGCGGACTCAGGCCAATTACGAAGGGGGAGACAGCGACGCGACCGCCACTTATCTCAGCAAAGCTGGGGCGCGCTTTGGTTTCGATACGAATTACATCCTTCATGGGGTGCGAGCCACCCTGCCTCTCGAAGCGCTGACCGATGCCGAAGACTTGATAATCAGGCAATACCGAACAATTCCTCCTGAGGATCAAACAGCCGTCAGACGCTTTCTCAAAGCAATGGCCGACGACGCAGCAAAGCTTTCGGAATGACCGAACAAGAATTTTCCGACGCATCGCGATCCCCCTTCGCCATTCAATAAACATCGCTTCGCCCGATATCTTCGATTCAGCTATGCACAATCGGAGAATCACGCATGTTGGATAACACCAAGGTTGGTAACGCTTACGTTGATGCTGTCGAGTTCGAGTGGCACGCCCTCACGAAAATCGAAAGGCGCTTGATCGAAGGCTATCGGCGCCTGAACGAGCGAGAACGTATTCAGCTGAAGCGCTTGACGGATTTGCTGGCTCAAAACCCGGAAGAAGGTTCGGCCTCGTAAACACTTCTGTTGCAACACCACGTAGGTCGATCACCGGCAGAGCGGAAGTCGGCGATCCGGGATCTACGCAACTGCCTGCGAACCCAACTGCTCAAACAGCTCCCGCTGTTTCGCCCTGGGCAAATCCCTCAATCGATCAATTAACATCCGGTCAAACGTCTGCGCGGAAGGGCTGAGCGTGTGCGAGAACGTCAGGTTTGCGACCCACGTGTGCCCGCATTTCGCGTCCAGGCATTGGCAGTAGAGCTTGACGAAAACTCGGGAGACTTCTTCCCGGGAACTGATACGTCCCTTGTGTTCGCAGCTGGTGCAATAGATCCGCATGTGTCCCTCCCCAGGGCTAGCTGATTTGCCACTATATTGCCATGTTTTCTAGGTTGGATCCCTTTACTAAACACCAGATATAGTGTTTTCAGCTGTTTCTGTAGGATCTTTCCAGCTGATTTTCCTGTCAGCGCGCAGGGTATCGTTCACCTGGTCGAAAAGTTGACAGATGGGCCTGATTTCGTTGCTGGTGTACACCCGATCGATCTTCTCGATATCGCCGAATCCGGCGTTGTTTTCCGGGATGATGCCGGCCAGCGCGGGGTTCATCCGCCACGCCGCGATCACGTCGTTGCGGGTGATGTTCTTGACCTTTTCCAGCTCATCCTTCGCCTGGAAGTCACCAACCGGGATGATCTGAATTGCTTTCTCTGTCCCGCCTGGGATGTTGACGAACATCGATCGGAAATTGCCCACGCCCTTGCTGGCACTGATCTGAGCCCGCAATTGTTCTTCGTCTGCCTCGGTCAAGTCCGGGTCGTTGGTGTAGAAGATGTAACCCGCATGCGCGCCGTTGCTGTAGTAGCGACGGCGAAACAGTGTGGCTGCTTCGTTGAGCAGCAGCGCCTGCAGGCCGCCGAGATAATCCGGCACGCCGTAAATGTTCTGTTCCACGTCGTAATTCAGGATGTGGACGATTTCATGCTCGGCAAACTCAATCTCCTTTCCGCCTGGCTGCAACTGGACGAACCCGCCCTCGATCCTCACACGCATGTTGATAGCCGGCAGGTGCTGCAGCTCGAGCACCTGGCCGAACGCGTTCGGCTGGCAGTACAGGTACGCTTCCCCGAACACCATGAAGTCGAGCGCTGTACGGCTCATCGTTGCCGTCGACAGGCCAGCAGACGGAATGAACTCACGCAGCAACAGGTTGCGCTTGAAACCTGGAATCGCGCCGTGATGTGCGTTGGCCTTGAGCAATTTGGCCAGCCCGATCCGGGAGACTGGCGGGGTGTAGATCCGGCCGTCGTCGCTGGCGAACACGCCGAGATATTGGCCGATGTTGTCCGACAGGACTTGTTCCGGCGCTCCGAATGAAAACGCGCGCGTTGGCCTGCGCGCCGGGGTTTCGACCTGCTTTGTTCTGCGTCGTGACATTGGGTGCTGATCCAGAAAGGGCGTAGCGGCTGCGCCGCGACTTGTTGGTGTTGAGAGGTTCGTTGGCCAGCGCGTGCATGATCGACCATGCAACGTCTGCGTGACCCGTAGCGTCAGTGCGTGAAGCGCTGTAGGTGACTTGCCCGCTGCCAGTCGTGCCGCGCTTGATCGTCAGGAAAGCCTGCGCAATGTCGTTCCATCCTGCATCCCACTCAATGCGGCTTCCTTGAATCGTGTCCTGCGCTTTGAGCACCAACGTGTTCTTGGTTTCAAGGCTGTAGTGGATGGCGGTGGTACGAGGGTAGAAATCGCGCACCAGGTCAAACACGCCGTAACCGATGCCTGTCGTGTCGATGCCAATGTGCTGCACGTTGAAGCGCTCGGTCAGCTTCTTCACCTGCTCCGCCTGGTACTTGAACGATTGCCCACGCCAACTGTGTTTTTCCAGGATCCGGAACTTGCCGCCCGTCTCAAGCGGCGGCGCGATGACCACACAGGTCGCATCGTCCCGTGTGCGGCTTGGGTCGTAGCCGATCCAGACGGGGCTGTTGCCAAAGGGACGGTCGAGCGTCGGATCGTAGTCGGTCCACAGCGACAGGTCGGAATAGCAGCGCTCCAGATCCGCCAGGCTGAAAGCGCTTTGCGTGCTGTCGATGAATTTGCACATGAAGAGCTGTTCGAACTTGTCTTCGTCGTACTCCAGCTGCAGCTGCTCGAGGTCGAACAGATCGCAGCCGCCGGCGATGGCGTCCAGGATAGTGATGATCTTGCGCCATTGGCCGTCCGGGCACAGCGCACCAGAGGCTATGTGTTGATCGCTCGGCCACGGCTCCTTTGCAGCCTTGCGCTTGCTTCTGCGGAAGCCTTCGCCCGTCCAGAAGGGGTACGCCTGGTGCGACACCGCGCTGGGCGTTGAGAAGTAGGTTTTGCGCCATTTTTTGTGGGTGGCCATCGCCGATGCAACGGTGTTCAGCTTCTCGAAGTTCTGAATCCAGAAATATTCGTCGACATAGACATGGCCGTGGTGGCCCTGCGCGGTGCTGCTGTTAGTACTGAGAAAGCGCAGCTCTGCCCACGGTTTCCCGTCCTTGCTGAGCACGATCGGGTTACCAGTCAGTTCCAGCCCGAACCATTCCTGAGCGAAGGAAATGATGTAACTGCGGAAAATTTCGGACTGGGCACGGCTGGCCGACAGGAACACCTGGTTATCACCCGTCAGCACAGCATCCATGAAGGCTTCGCCGGCGAAGTAGTACGTCAGCCCCACCTGGCGCGACTTGAGGATGTTGCGGATCCGCGCAGTCAGCGGATTCTGTTTCGCAGCGAACAGCTCTTTCTGGTAGCCGTACATCTTGCTGATGAACTTGTCGAGAAAGTCCACTTCCGTCAGCTCGCTGACGTCGTTCTTTGCGGCTTTTTCCCGTTTTTGCCCACCCTTGCCGCTACGTTCTCCCCGATCGCGTCTGTTGCCGCGTGCTTCGTCCCGGCGGGGGCCTGAGTCGGCCTGCTGCTCGACAGGCGCTGCCGGACTGGGTTTGGCGCACTGCTTGGCCAGCCGTTCGCGCAGCGTAGTCAGCCGGTCCAGCTCGTCCAGTTCCCCGGTGGTCAGGGTCGTTTGTTTCTCCAGCAGCAGGGTGATCCGCCGGCTGACAGCGGTCAGCGGCTCCTCATCAGAAAGCATGTCCTCCCACCCGCCCTGGCGAATCCAGTAGTAGACGATCCGGATGTTGGGCAGGTTGAGCTGCGCCTGAATTTCCTTCGCTTTGCAGCGACGCAGAAACAGGCGTTTGGCGGCTTCTTTGACTTCGTTTGAGTAGTACATGGGCCGCAGTCTATGCGGCGAAAACGCTGGAAACGCGGGGTTAATTTCCGCGAATAACCTACAACGCGAATATAGGAGATAAGCGCAGGAGAACCGTTTGTTAGAGGGGCGCGGGCTCCCTATCTTGGGGCCTCAAATCACCGATTGAGCGCAGTTAACGCCCATGCCCCGTTCCCTTGTTTCGTACTGGAAACGCGTCGCCACCAGCGGCCCGACCGTCGATGGTCGCGAGATCCTTCCCCAGGAACTGCGCGATATCGCCGAGACCTATTCTGCATCCCGTTACACCGCAGTGATCTGGTGCGAACACGAACGTTGGTTCGGCTCACACGGTACGGTCTTCGCCGTGCGCCTCGTTGAAACAGCGGATGACCTGGAGCCGGGCCAGATCGGACTGGAAGCCCAGTTGAAGCCTAACGACAAGCTGCTGTCACTCAATGATCAGGGTGAAAAGCTCTTCACCAGCATCGAGATCACCCCGAATTTCGCCAACTCTGGCAAAGCCTATCTGACTGGCCTGGCTGTCACGGATTCGCCGGCCAGCCTTGGCACGCAAGAACTCTACTTTTCGAAGAAAACCGCGAAAGAAGCTTATTTCGCCGCCTCTGTCGAGCTGGGTCCACTGGCTGACGACAAGCCCCAGGGCGAGATGGCCAAGCTGGCCGCGATGGTGGCCAGCCTGTTCAAGCGCTTCGCTGTCGAGCCGGACACAACCACTCCTACCGACACCCCAACCGAGAGCAAACCCCCAATGGATGAAGCCACAGCTAAGGCCCTGCAAGGCCTGGTTGAACAATTGCTGGTCGTCTCCGCCGGCGTCCAAGCCGTGATTGACGGTTCTGCAGAGACTGCGCCGACCGCCGATGCCGCGCCGGTTGCCGACGTGCAGTCTGCGGTCGACGACATCGTTTCCACTGCTGAGGATGAAAAGCAGCTGAGCCGCCAGAACGTCAGTAACAAGGCGGTGCTGGCCGCGATGGAAAAGCTAGACCAGAAGTTCAGCAGCCTGCTGGACACTCCTCAAGGCCGTGGTCTGCCGCGCACTACTGGTGCCGCCGATCACAAGAAAGCGCGGGTGCTCTGACATGTCCCAGAATTTGAGCGTCCTTGGCGCAAAAATGTATGCGCAGATGCAGCTGGACGTCGCCGAAACCTACGGCGTCGAGCTGGCCACCAAAATGTTCAGCGTCGAGCCGACGATCGCCCAGGAGCTGAACGACGCGATCACTGCCAAATCTGACTTCCTGCAGCGGATCAACGTCATCGGCGTGTCCGAAATCAAGGGTCAGAAGGTCTTCCTGGGCGTTTCCGGTCCGGTAACTGGTCGCACCAACACCAAAACCACCGATCGCGAAGCCAAGGACGTCTCGGCGCTGGATGACAGCACCTACGAACTGTCGTCGACCGAATCCGACGTGGGTATTCCCTACGCGAAGATCGACGCCTGGGCGAAATTTCCGGAGTTCGCGCAGAAGTACTCCGCCGCGGTGCAGAAACAGATCGCGCTGGACCGCATCATGGTTGGATTCCACGGCACGCATGCCGCACCGGAAACTGACCTCGACGCGTTCCCCATGCTGCAGGACGTCAACAAAGGCTGGCTGCAGATCGCCCGCGAGCAGATCCCTGAGCAGGTGCTGAAAGAAGGCAAAGTGGCCGGCAAGGTCACTCTGGGCGCCGGCGGCGACTACGCGAACCTCGACGCCCTGGTGCATGACACCAAACAGATGGTCGACGAGCGCGTACGCGATGGCGGCGACCTGGTCGCAATCATCGGCAGCGACCTGCTTGCTGCTGACAAAGCCAAGCTCTACGCCAAACAGGGCGATGTGCCGACTGAAAAAGAGCGCATCGAAGACGCCCAGGTCATCGCCACCTACGGCGGACTGCCGAGCTTCAGCGTGCCGTTTTTCCCGACTGACACCGTCGTGGTCACCAGCTTCGACAACCTGTCGATTTACTTCCAGGACTCCAGCTGGCGTAAGCAAACGGTCGACAATCCGAAACGTTCCCGCGTCGAGGATTACAACAGCCGCAACGAAGGCTATGTGATCGAGCAGCTGGAAAAGTTCGCGATGATCGAGAACGTCGAACTGGTGGCCGCATGAGCCTGGCACTGGCGCATAAGCGCCGCGTGATCGCAAACGGTCCAGTGGACGCCGGCGCCGGTGCCAATCCTGCCGCGTATTCGTCTGAAACGGCGCTGTCGAGCCCTGCGAACGCCAAGAAGCATTTGAAGCTGATGCTGGACGCGATGGCTGTCGATCTGGAGCGACTCAGTGCGATCAAGAGCCTGCAGCTGCGCCAGCAGCTCAAGCGTGAAGAGCTGCTGCCCAAGTACCAGGATTACGTTCAACGCTACCGGGATTCGGGCCTGAATTTCGAAAACTCGGTGCTCGTCCAAGTGCTGGTGTGGCTGTTCGACGTCCAGGAGTTCGAAAAGGGTCTGGAGTTGGCAGATTTCGCGATGGCGCAGGGTCAGCCGATGCCTGAACGCTTCAAGCGCGACATTCCGACCTTCGTCGCTGATGCCGTGATTGAGTGGGCATATGACGAATACCACGCGCAGCGCAGCCCGGAACCTTACCTGTCGAATCTGCTGCCCCGTGTGGATGGCGAATGGACGCTCCCCGAGCAGATCCCGGCCAAGTACCACAAGTTGATCGGGATCCGTGCTCAAGAGGCCGAGCAGTTCGACACCGCGCTGCAGCATTACGAACGCGCCACCTTGCTCTACTCAAAAATCGGCGTAGGCACCCGGATGGACCACTGTCGCCTCGGCCTGAAAAGGCAGCTCAAGCGCGCCGAACCAACCAACTGACTACCCCCCCAGCGGGGAACTGTGGACATAGGCCGACCATTCATGGCCCGACCTACGGAAACAGTTTCCCCGCCCTATTAGAGCGGCCAGCAATGAGCTTTTCAGGTAAACCCACCACCTTTGTGGAACAGGCGATCGAGAACGACGGCTTTTGGCCCGACCTCTCGGTGTCCGAGTTTCAGAAGGGTTACCGCCTTCCTGCGGAATACCTGGTTGAGATGCTGGCCGCTGAGCTGACGACGGTCATGCACGAAATCAACATCGATGTGGCCAGGTGCAAAGCGCGCTGGCAGGGCGCTGGAGTGTCAAGCGTTGAATCTGCAGACACCACCGTCCTGCCGGAGCGCTCCTTTCAAGTGGCGCAGTACAAACGCGCCGTCTACACGCGGGCCAAAGCCAGCCTGCTGACCCAGTTCGCCACGGTCAGCCGCCGTGAAAGCGCTGAGAACACCGGCAAAGAGCAGCCGGAAAGAGCGGAAACATTTCTCGCTTTCAGCCAGCAAGCCGTGCGGTCCCTCCAGGGTCGTGGGCGCATCACGGTGTCGTTGCAGTGATCAAGCTCAAGGCGTTGACCGCCTACCTCATCGAGCGGCAGCTGGTGGCCGCCGAGCAGCTCGACAGCTGGACGGACCAGGTCAATCTGGAACTGATCTGGAAGCCGGACGAGCAGGGCATGCGCATGGGCGACATGAACTACACAGCGACCATCGCCCTGGAGCGCTTCGCTGATCACCCAGGACGGCTAATGGCGCTGGTGGGCAGTTGGCTGGAAACCAACGACGACGACCGCGATGACCTGCAGCCGGCGCAGTTCGACATCACCATGCTCGATGACGATCTGGCGGATGTGGACATCAAGCTGGAGTTCAGCGAACCGCAGTACCTGGCAGAGGATCCTGCCGGCGAAATCATCGCTTACGGCAAGACCTGGTCGTTCATCCCGTTTGATCTGTGGGTGGCTGAGCGTGGCGAGGTGACCGGCGATGGCGCGTAGCACCTTCGACCTCGACGTGCGCGGTTATCTGGGCGTTCAGGAACAGCTCGCACTTCTGAGCCTGCCGCCCCAGCTGCGCCGCCGGCTGTTGAACAACGTCACCAAGCGCGTGCGCAGCATGAGTCGCCAGCGCATTCGTCAGCAGCAGAACGTCGACGGCACCCCGTTCGCACCCCGCAAGGGCGACGGCAAGGGCAAAAAGAAGATGGAAGCCGGCCTTGGCAAGCTGCTGATGGTCACCCGCCTGAGCGCTGACGAAGCCGAGCTGGGATGGCGCAACGCGTTGACCCGCTGGGTTGCTGCCCAGCAGCACAACGGCGTGTCAGAGCGCCGCACCGCTGCGCAGATGCGTAAGTGGAACAAGACCCCACCGGGACTGGCCGCGACTGAAAAGCAGGCCAAACGTCTGCGCCGTCTGGGTTTCAAGGTCCGGCAAGAAGGCAAGAAAAGCCTGACCCGCCCATCAGTGGCGTGGATTCAGGAACACGTGAACTACGCCAAGGCGGGTCTGCTGATTCGCATCCTTGATGACCAGAAAACCGAAACCACTGGTGCGCAAAGCTGGGACATCACCCTGCCGAAACGCCAGTTCCTCGGCGTGAGCACCGACCGGGACACCAGCCTGCTGGTTAACCAGGTGCTGCAACAAATCCTCAATTCTCCCCGCTAGCGAGGCACTGCATGGCACTCGGCAAAGTCAGCGTTAACAACCTCAATCTCAGTCAGGGCGCTGTGACCTCGGTTGAACGCTATTTTCTTTTCATTGGCGTCGGCCCAAAGGGTGTCGGCAGCCTCATTCCCCTGAACACCGACAGCGATCTGGACGTCCAGCTGGGGATCCCGGCCAGCGATCTGAAAACCCAGATCACCGCAGCGCGCCTGAACGGCGGTGATCGTTGGGCCTGCCTGGCCGCGCCAGTCGCCCCGGAAGCTGGCTGGCAGGTCGCGCTCGAGAAAGCCCAGCAGCAGGGCTACTCGGTTGAAGCCGTGGTGATCACCACGCCGGTCGACGACGGGTCAGAACTCTCTGACATGCACGACGCTGCGATTGCCCTGAACAACACCTATGGTCGCCGTGTGTTTGTGATGGCCGCGACCGGCGGCATCGACGCGACTCAGACCTGGGATCAGTACCTGGTCGAGCAGAAGGCAATCACCCTCAATCTGCTGGCGCCGCGCGTGCTGGTCGTTCCCCAGCTCCATGGCAATGACCTCGGGGTTCTGGCCGGACGCTTGGCGAACGCAGCGGCAAGCATTGCAGACAGCCCGATGCGAGTGGCTTCCGGGGCCTTGCTCGGCCTGGGCGACGTTCCGTCAGACAAGGACGGCGTGCCGCTGCAGTCCGCGCTGCGCGCTGAACTGGACAAGGCCCGGTTCTCTGTCAGCCAGACCTACCCCGACTATCCGGGCGTGTACTGGGGCGACGGCAACATGCTCGATGCGCCGGCCAGCGACTTCCAGGTGATCGAGTACCTGCGCACGACCGACAAGGCCGCTCGCCAGATCCGGCCGCTGTTGATCCGCCGTGTCGCTGACCGTCGGTTGAACAACACCCCCAACAGCATGGCCGTGAACACCAATGCCCTGATGGCGCCGCTGCGCGCCATGGCGAAGTCGACGACGTTCGCTGGCCAGGTGTTCCCCGGCGAGATCGAGCCGCCCAAGGATGGCGACATCGTTCTGTCCTGGACGAGCAAAACCGCCGTCGAGGCGTACATCAAGCTGCGTCCTCTCAATTGCCCGAAAGACCTGACCGCGAACATCGCGCTGGATCTTTCTACTGACGATACGGAGTAACCCATGGCGGCAAAGATTGGCGGCAAGAACTTCGACGTGAACCTGGGCGATCTGCAGGTCCATGTCGAGACCTGCACCCTGGACATCACCGATAACACTGCAGTCGCGCAGACCAAAGGCGTGCCGAACGGGCACGTCGACGGTGATGTGGCTGCTGCAGGCGAAATCGAGATGGACACCACCAATTTCAATCTGCTGATCGAGGCGGCTAAAACCGCCGGCAGTTTCCGCTCCCTCGATCCGTTCGACATGGTGTTTTTCGCCAAGGCGGGCGATGAGGAACTGCGCGTTGAGGCGTTCGGCTGCAAGTTGCGCCTGTCCAGCCTGCTGAACATCGATCAGAAGGGCGGCGAGAAGCACAAGCACAAGCTGCCGTTTGACGTGACCAGTCCGGACTTCGTGAAGATCAACGGCGTGCCGTACCTGGACGCTTCCGAGATCGAGGGCCTGACCTGATGGTTTGCCCGTTCGACCGCGCCCAGGCGCTGGAGCTGCGTCAGCGCGAGCAGGCCATCAAAGCCCAGCTTGCGCGCAAGCGGCCGTCCGGGCCAAGCCGTACCCATTGCGAGGACTGCGAGAACGCGATTCCTGCTGCGCGCCAGGCGCTCGGCGGCATCCTTCGCTGCGTCCCGTGCCAGACGATTTACGAGAAAGAGGTTCAGCGATGAGCGCGAATCAGGCCGCCCAGGACACCGCTCTGGCGTTGGCCAAAGCCTCACCCGCGATCGGCGTAGCCGCCACCGGTGCTACCGGCGCCGTTGATTGGTCGGCTGTCGCCTACATGCTGACCGCGCTCTACATGGTGCTGCAGATCGTTCTGCTAGTGCCCAAGTACCGCCAGATGCTGCGCGACTGGAAGGTGAAGGGATGAGCCTACGGCACAAGATCGCGATCGGCGCCCTGGTGCTGGCCAGCAGCACGGTTACGGCATTCCTGGGCAAGTGGGAAGGCACCGGCCAAAACGTCGCCTATGCGGACAAGCTGGCCAGCGGACTGCCGACGGTGTGCAAGGGCATCACACGCTACACCAGCCCGACGCCGGTGGTGGTGGGTGATTACTGGTCCGATGCGCGCTGCGCCGAGGTGGAAAGCCTGGTGGTTTCAAAAGGTCAGCTTGCCCTGGCGGACTGCCTGACCAATCAGGCGATCGGTCAGAACACCTTCGATGCGCTGAGCAGCCATGGCCATAACGTCGGAACGCAGAACACCTGCGCCAGTCGGGCCGTGGGCTTGATCAATGCCGGTCGGATCGCTGAGGGCTGCAAGGCGCTGGCCTATGCGCCGGATGGATCACCGGTTTGGTCCTACGTGACGCTGGCCAATGGACGAAAGCAATTCGTCCAGGGCCTGCACAACCGCCGGATCGCTGAAATGGAGCTGTGCCTGAAATGACCATCGGCCCGCTGCAGCTACTGCTGCGAACCCTGTTCTTCGGACTGGTGATCTGGCTGGCCGTCGACTGGGCACTGGACCAATACGAGACCGCGATCCGTGAGCGTGACAGTGCAATCACCGAACGCGATGGATTGAGGGACGCGGCTCGCATCAGCGGCGAAATGCTCGCAGCACGTGACGCGATCGACCTGAAACGAACCGAGGAACTGAACCTTGCAAGCGCTCAAAACGCTGCTCTGCAGCGCGATGTTGACGACGGCCTTAAGCGGCTGTCAGTCCGTGCCACCTGCAAACCTGCAGTGCCCGCCCCAACCGGCGCCGCCGGCGTGGCTGATGCAGCCACCCCCGAACTCGCAGCAGACGCTCGACAGGATTATTTCACCCTCCGCAGCCAGCTCGCCTTAAGCAAGCAAATGATCCTCGGCCTGCAGGACCACATTCGCCAGGTGTGCATGCGCGCACCAGGTACAACCGCAACCCCTCAAACGGATACACCCAAATGACCGAAGTAAACCGCGATATCACCCTCGAAATCGGTAGCGATGAGTTTCTGTTTCACCTGACGCCGGCGGACGTGACGAAGTACTTCAACTCCACCACTCAGAACAACAAGGTCGCCCCGGCAAATAACTTGCTGATGGGCACTGTGCAGCAAGAGCAGAAGGCAGCGCTGAAACCGTTGCTCGCCAATCCGGTGACCACCATGACCATCGCCGGCGCGCTCCTCGAGGAGTATTCGCCTGACGTCGACGTGATCGTAAAAAAGTCCTCGGGCTCGCTGAAAGCCTGACAAACGACAGTCTGGGGCAGCTGGTTGCCCTGACGAATCGCTGGCTGCCTGGTGCCGAACCCTCGATCGAAAACATGGGTACGGCCAAGTGGCTTGAAGACGAACACTGGCGCCGTATGGAAATCGCTGTTGCAAACGGCATTGCCCACGCGCTGAACGGATAGAACACCCATGGCTGACCGCGCTGCCCGCTTGGCTTTCATCCTGAGCCTGACCGACAAGGTCAGCGCGCCCCTGGGCAAGGTGAAAACCAGCTTTTCCGAACTGGCGACCCAGGGCGAGAAGAACATCAAACAGGTGGGCATCGGGCTCGCCGGAATGGTGGGCGCCGGCGTGGCCATTTCGGAATCGCTGGAACCTGCGCTCGAGATGAACCGGGCGCTGGGTAACGTGCGTGCCCTGGGCGTTGCCGAGGACGCGTTGGCCGCGTTGAACACCAAGGCCCTGGAGTTTTCCGTTAACTATGCGGCCAGCGCCGAGGAGTTCGTAGCCTCGGCGCGCACCGTCGACGGCGCGATCAAAGGATTGGTCGGGGGCCAGCTCGCTGCAGTGACCGGTGCCAGTGCGTTGCTGGCCAAGGCCACGCATTCCGATGCCGAGACCACGGCAGCGTACGTCGGCACGATGTACAACCTGTTCAAAGGGCAGGCAGACGCGATCGGTCGAGTGCAGTGGGTCGAGCAGCTGACGGGCCAGACAGCGCTGGCTGTGAAGCTCTTCCGCACCGATGGCGAACAGCTCAAGGATGCTTTCAAAGAAGTAGGGCAGGTCGCAACGTCCGCCGGCGTCAGCCTTGCCGAGCAGTTTGCCGTTCTGGGCACGCTGAGCAGCACCATGGAAGGCGGCGATGCGGGCGGGTTCTATAAGTCGTTCTTCGAAAACGTCGGCAATGGCGCGAAAAAACTGGGGCTGACATTCACAGACGCCAATGACCGCCTGCTGCCGATGGAAACCATCCTGGACAAGCTGCAAGGCAAGCTGGGCGATCTGAACAGCGCAACCGCTGCCCAGAAACTGACGGATGCGTTCGGCAATGAGGGCGCACGCGTGATCACAGCCTTGGCCAAGGATACCGACCGATTCAAGAACGGTTTGGAAGAGCTGGGCAAGGTGCGCGGGCTGGAGAACGCCGAGAAAATGGCCCAGGCAATGGTCGATCCGTGGCAGCAGTTCGGCGCAGCGGTGCAGGCGCTGCGCATTGCCTTCGGCCAATCCCTGATTCCGCTGCTTACGCCGCTGATGTCGCGGTTGACCGGGATTGCGCAGACCCTGACGCGCTGGACGCAGCTGTTTCCCAACATCACGCGGGTTATCGGCATCGTCACACTGGTGATACTCGGTCTCGCCGGCGCGCTGGCCACGCTGACGACCGTTGTAGGTCTGAGCCGGCTGGTCTGGTTCTCCTTGGTCACCGCCTGGAAGCTCCTCACCTGGACGGGCCTGCGCAGTATCGCGATGTTCCTGTACCACACGGTGATGGTGACCCTGTTCGTCGCCGGCCTGGTCGTGATGTACACCTGGATGGGGCTGGTTCGCACCGGAATGCTGCTTTGGCAAGCGTCGATCTGGCTGGTGAACGCGGCGCTGGCTGCTAACCCGGTGATCTGGATCGTCGTTGGCATCGTCGCTCTGATCGCAGCGGTGGTCGCCGCCGTCGTCTACTGGGACCAGTGGACCAGTGCGCTGATGAACACCGCTGCTTTCAAGTGGGTTTCCGAGCAGCTGCAGGTGCTGTCTGACTGGTTTGGTTCGATGGGCGGCTGGTCGGGTATGGCCAGCGCTGCTTGGGACGGGATCGTCGCTATTTTCACCAATGCGATCGGCAGTCTGGTCGAGCTGCTGAACAAGATCCCTGGCGTGAATATCGAGACGTCCTTTGCTGCGCTGCCCAAGGTGCCAGAAGTCGCCGGGCTGTCTGCCGCCGTGGATCCTCAAACGCAGGAGCAATTGCGCCCAAGCACCACCAGCATTTCCCCGACCGCACCCAATGCCGTGCCGCAGGGCGGCTTCCTGCGCGCCATTCAGAACAACAACAGCCAGACCCAGAACCGCGGAACCCACATCGAGAACATGACGATCGAGAACAGCAAGCCCATGAGCCCGCTGGAGCTGGAAAACATGATCGGCATGGCGGTGCCTGGATGAGCGAATACGTGGATCTGCTGATCGTCGGCAATGACTTTGCCCTGGACGCCAGCCGTCAACCCGTGCCGGTCGAGGACCGTGCCTGCATCGCGCAGGACATCGCGCACATGATCCGCGAAAGCGGGCTGCTGGTGACGCTCGTTGCTGAGCGCAACCGGCTCAAGCAACGCGACTGCATCCAGCAGATGGAATTGCTGATTGAGGATGACATCCGGTTGGTTCCCGGTACCGCGAAGATCACCCAGCTCGAGCCTGGCCAGTACCTGGTCACGGCCAAAACCCTCAAATTCGGCGATATCGAGGTAACCCTTTGAGTGACGTTGATTTCAAACAGGCGCTGGCGGACGCCGGCATTCCTACGACTGACGCGGCTCTGCGCCAGGCATGGGAAGCCGAAGTGGCCGCGCAAGGCAGCAAGCTGGCGAACACCAGCAGCTATTCGCCGTTCTGGCGCGTCGTGACTGCCCTGGTGACCAAGCCGGTGCTGTGGCTGCTGGCGTTTGTCAGCGACACCGTTTTGCCGAACTTCTTCGTCAAGACGGCGACTGGTGCCTGGCTCGACATGCTGGCATGGGCGGTCAACGTCACCCGCAAAAGCGCCGTGAAATCCCGGGGCACGATTCTGTTCACCCGATCGGCGTCAGGCGGCGCGCTGCAGGTGCCGATCGGCACGGTGGTGCAGTCCAGCTCGATCAATGGCCACGTCTACCAGCTGGTGACCACTGAGGTCGGCAATTTCGCCGAGGGGCTGCTGCAGCTGCAGATCCCGGTCGAGGCGATCGAGGAGGGAAGCGGGTTCAACCTGGCGCCGGGTTACTACGGCGTCCTGCCAGTTCCGGTACCGGGCATCGTCGCCGTGACTAACAGTGAGGACTGGCTGACGTCACCTGGTGCGGATTCCGAGCTGGACGAGGATCTGCGGCTTCGGGTTCGCAACCAGTTTTCAGCGGTCAACCAGTGGCACACCGACGCTGTGTACCGGGCCCTGATCGCAGCTTTCCCGGGCGTACAACCAAACGGCGTGTATTTCGAGCACGGCGCCCCGCGTGGCCCTGGCAGCGCGAATGCGTATGTGCTGTTCGAGGCCGGCGTGCCGGCGGACGCTTACCTTCTGCAGATCAACTCGAAGATTCGAGACGAGGGCAACCACGGGCACGGCGACGACCTGCTGGTGATGCTCATACCGGAAACCCTGAACGATGTCGCGGTGGATATCTGGCCGCGATCGACGTTGACCGAGCCGCAGCGTGCCACGCTCAAAAATGACGTTGAGCTGTTCATCCGAGCTGCATTTCGCGAGAGCACGGCAAAGGACTATCAGCCGACGCTGACTTTCCCTCAGTCGAGGTTTTCATTCAGCCGGCTGGGCGAGGAGTTGCATCAGGAATTCGCCGGCCTTGAGTCGCTGCATTTTGCCAACGTCGACATCGTGTCCGAGCTGAGCATTCCCCGGATCCAGAACCTCGAGGTGAACCTGCGTGATTAAGCTCGAATTGCCCTTCTGGCTCGACGGCGCCGAGCCAACCAAGCTCAAGGCGGCAGCGCAGCGATGGTGGGAACAGGCCGAGAGCTGGATGCGCTGGCCACTGCTGCAGATGGATGCCGAAACGTGCCACCTGACTGTTCTCGATCTACTGGCCTGGCAGCGGGACATCACCCGGTTCAAGGGCGAGCCCGAGGCGCTTTACCGCCTGCGCGTCAAATACGCCTTCATCAATGCGGTAGACGCCGGCAGCACTGCAGGAATGAAGCGGATCCTGCAGCGGCTGGGCGTCGGCTACATCGAGATCGACGAACGCATGCCTGGGCTCGACTGGGATGTGGTGCTGCTCCGCTTCACAGACTCGCAGCTTTCCCAGAACCCGGAACTGCTTCGCGTGCTGATTCAGCAATACGGGCGCACCTGCCGCCGCTATGAGTTCCTGACCCTTACCCCCGTGCCGCTCCGGATCGCAGCGGTCAACTTTGACGACGACCAGCAAACGCTGGTCGCCAGCCTGTAGGAGTACCCCATGGGTGCCAGTATTACCCTTGCCGGCGAAAGCCTGATTGCTCAGAAACAAGCCGCCCATGCCGGGCTGCAGGTCGCGCGTTTCATCTTCGCCAATGTTCCAGGGCTTGATCCGAGCGGTCCTGTCGACCGGGCTGCGGCCAAGCCTGCAGCGGCGAACATCGTCTACACGTACCCGTTGCCGCCGGACAACGCAGGCTATGTGAACCCGAACCAGGTGGTCTACAGCGCGCAGATCGGCTCCGATGTCGGCGACTGGGATTTCAATTGGATCGGCATCGAGACGGCTGAGAACGTTCTGCTGGCTGTCGCGTATGTTCCGGTGCAGCAGAAGCGCCGAAACGTGCCACCCCTGCAGATTGGCAACAACCTGACCCGTAACTTCCTGGTGGCATTCGATGGCGCCCAGGCACTGACCGGAATCACGATCGATGCCAGCACCTGGCAGCACGATTTTACTGTGCGGTTGGCGGGCATCGATGAGCGCGAGCGCCTTAGCAACCGCGACGTTTACGGTCGTGCCTGCTTCTTCGGTAGCTCGCTGCAGCTGGAAAAGGTCGGCAATGCCTATCAGCTCAAGCCCGGTACCGCTTATGTCGAGGGGATCCGGCTGGTCCGGTCTGCAGCGCTTGCCGTTGTTCCGCCTGCACTTCCGGCGACGGCTTGGCTCGATGTCGCCCTGCAGCGGGAGCTGAACGACGTTGTGGCCAGCTGGGCGATCGTTTTCGGTGCCGATAAGACCGACTACAGCGATTCGCTGGGCGTGAAGCATTACCTGGTCCCGATCGCCGATATCGCTGCTGCAGGCATCACCGATCGGCGCCCCGTCGAAGCCATCAATGGTCCGTTGGTGCAGCAGTGGGCATTGCGTACCGGGGATTACGAGCTGCTGCGTGCCAGGGCGACGACCAAAGAAGACGTCAAGCTGGGCAATATCCCGAACGCAATCAGCGACGACGTGGAGACGAACAGCAGTGCCGTGCTGGCCACCACCAAGGCGGTCAAGTCGTTAGGGACCGCGATCTGGAACGCGATCGCCAATATCGTTTCGGGCGCCACAGTGGTCGGCAAGGCCACCGTACTCGCGACACCCCGCAAAATCACGGTTGAAGGGGCTGTAACCGGGAACGTCCTGTTCGACGGGTCCAGTGACGTAAAACTCACAGCCGTCGTTACCCAGGCCAGCGAGACAACGGTGGGCGGTGCGAAAGTCGCAACCCAGGTCCAGACCGATGCTGGTTCTGACGACACCGCGTACATCACGCCCAAGAAGCTGCGCTGGGGTTTCACGCTGAGCCTGGGAACCAACGGATATATCGTTTTTCCATCGTGGCTCGCCGGCCTGAAATTTCAGTGGGGCCGGGTAGTTTCCGTCGCGCTGAACCAGACCTTTTATACCGTCACTTTTCCGCTTGCTTATTCCAGCACCATTTTTCACATCGGGCCGCAGATCGCGATGACGAACTTCATCAGCGATAACGTCACGGTCCTCACCAAGCTGGGCCACACGCTCACCGGGTTTCAGGTAGGTGGCGACCACGCCACCACAGCCGGTACAGGCGATATTCCATGGTTTTCTTTCGGGATCTGATATGACCGTTTACGCAACTTGGATTGCAGCAGACAGCCGTTTTGCATTCGATCTGAACGTCGGCGAGCACAAGCTTACCGACGCGCAGCACATGGCTCTGATCAACGCGGAGAGCACCGGATGCATTCTCTCGCCAGATGCCCAGACGGGAATGCCGATCGCGAACGCAAGGCCAGCAGTGCCGGTGTCGGAGGAGGCGCGGACCCATTACGACCGTCAGTTGCTGGCGATCAATCTGGCCTGCGAGAAGCAGATCACGAGCGGTTTTCTATCTGCTGCCCTGGGCGCTGCGTTCTCTTACGACAGCGAACTACAGGATCAACTGAATCTCACCGGCGCGATTCAGGCACGCGCTGATACCACCTCTTATCCATGCCGGAATGAGCAAGGTATCAAGGAGTTTAGAGATCACTCGATCGCTCAATTACAGCAAGTGGGCGACGACTTCACCCTCATCAAACTTCGGTTGCTGCAGAAGGCAAATCTGCTGAAACGAGAGCTGGACGCAGCGTTTGATGCACTCGATATCGCGGCAATTGACGCTGTGATCTGGAAGGCAGAAACCGAATGAACTGGGGCTCAGTGAAGATGCGCTGGCCAGAGCAGGCCACTGGCTGGATGGACCAGCTGAAAGACGCCAAGGACGCGGCACGCGGCAACTTGCTGGAAACCGGTCTGCGCCTGAGCGGCCTCGACGGTCTGGCCACAACAGATCCCAGCACGATCGGCGAGATGGTTAAAAACGTTGTGGCCAGCGGTCGCGCTGCGCTTGATGCGCAGTTTGGGGAAATACCGAAGTGCATCGTGGTGACGCCGTTCCAAAGCGGGGTCGGGCAGGGCACCGGTTACCAGCGCTTTCTGTCGGCCCCCAACGTGCTGCAGCACCTTGCAGCCAAACTCGACGATGCCACTGACGCAGCGCGGCCGCAGGGCGAGCAGTACGCCCTGGTGCTGCTGTTCCTCGGGACTGGCTTTGATGTCATGGCCAACGCTTTATCGAAATTCAACGCGTTGCTGCCGATAGCCGATCTGCAGCGCGCCGAGAGACGAGCCCGCAACCTGGTGAAGCTGGAATCGGAGAAGCTGCAGATCCAGACCGCCGGCATGCAGCCCCAATGGGCCGATATGCCTCTGGAGAGCTGCACCGTGGTCAAAACGGCCACCCAGTCGTTCAACGGTCAACTGGCAATGATGGAAAGCTATGCAGCGGACAGCTCGCCGCTCGACGATCTTGCCTCACTGGCCCAACGTAAGGCGCAACAGGCTGTTGACCAGGATCAGAGGCTGACCGACCTCAAAGCGCTGCTCGAGAACGGTGACGATCAGCCGACTGTGCAAGCCCGCCTGATCGGGCCGGGTGATACCGCTGAGCTGCGTAAGCAGCTGCTCGAGGGCGACGACGCGCCAGGGCATGAATGGGTGCTGTCGTCCGGCCTTATGCTGGTCGGTTCGAAGGCGGGTTTGAGCTTTGTCCAGGAGCTGATCGGCCTATGACAATGTTACTCGACGGGCAGCTGGTGACAGGCTTTCGGATGAAGGTGACCGCGAACCTCAAGATCGACAGCGACGACATGTCAGGCCAGACCAGCAGCACCGACACGTCACACAAAGGCTTCAAGCCCAAGACGCTGACGGTTTCCCTGATGATCCGCTACAAGGACAGCGACCAGCTGCGCGCGTTGATGCGTCTGGCCGAGGGCACGGCAGGCGGTGGCCAGCCTCGCACTTATCGGATCGTCAACGACACGGCCGAGGCGTTCGGGATACGCCAGGTGCAGTTTTCAGAGGGGGTCAGTGCCCGCGAAGACGACACGCTGTCGCAGTGGATCATCCAGTTCACGCTCACCGAGAAGCTGTCGAACCCCGAGAAGGTTGAGAGCCGGCGAGCGGCCAGCGCAGTCAACGCCCAGTCAGCACCAGGTGACGGCGTCGGCGGTTCTGCCGCGTCCGGCCCGCAGGAATTGACCGGTTTTGAGGCCGTGCTGAAAAACGTCGACGATTACCTGGGCGGCAAATCGTGAGCCAGAAACTTCATAAGGTGCTGTCGATCGGCGGATCTGTTCACCAGCTGGTGAAGGACGACGTCAGGCTGGATCTGAAAAGTCCAGGGCGGGCAACGTTCACGATCAAGGCAGAGGCGCCGGTCAAAGGGCTGGTGACGTTTGATATTGGCTACAACGAGAGCACGCTGCAGCGCCATTTCATCGGGTATGTCGAACGCTGCACCGTGATCAACAGCGTGCAGCAAGTCGTGCTCTGCCGAGAGCTGGCCGCCGTGCTGGCCAATCCGCTGCCGCTGAATCTGCGGCACGTGGATCTGCGCGCCGTGCTGGCCGAGGTCAGCAGTAAGACCGGCCTGCGCTTTCGGCTTCCGGATCAGCCTTACGCCGGCGTGAAGGCACCATTTTTCTACAGCCTTGCCGCTGGATATCAGGCGATGGACAGCATCGCCCAGGTGTTCAACGTCCCGGACTTCATCTGGCAACAACAAGGTGACGGTGACGTGTTCGTGGGCAGCTGGAAGGACAGCTTCTTTGGTGCTCGAGCCCCGCTGCAGCTGCCGGTCCAGCTGTTCGACGGCTACCAGGGCAACCAGAGCGCGATGATTTCTGTTCTTCCAGGACTTCGACCAGGCGCAACAATCAACCAGGGCGAGCGCATCACCAGCGTCACGCTCAGCGGCACACAGATGGGGATCAGATGGACGACGCAATAAAACGCAGTGTCGAGCGCCAGTTTCCTGAGCTGACCGGCGGCTATCACCTGCCGCGATTCGCCAGGGTAGTCAGTATTGCAGACGCGCCCGCCGGCGCCGGCATCTGCGACGACTTCCGTCCGCGCTATGCGGTCGACATCGAAGTGCTGCGGCCTGACGGCGAGCCTGATCCTCAGATGCCAATCCTGCACGGCGTACCGCTGCCGGTCCCAACTGGCGGCGAAGAGATGGGTGTCTATGGCTTTCCCGAGGAGGGCACGCGGGTCGTCGTCTGCTTCGCCTACGGATCACCGAGCAGCCCCTATATTCAGACGATCCTGCCGCATGGCTTGAGCCTGCCGAAGGTGCCGAAAGGTGATCAGGTATGGCAGCACAGCGATGCGGTGCAGCAGCGCGTCGACGCGGACGGCAACTGGTCGCGGTTGACTGATGGCAAAATTCGGGACCAGGCGATCGAGCGCGAGGTTGAGGCGCACAACAACCAGGAGCAGTACCAGTCGCATATCCAGCAGGTCGAGCATCACTCGACTGAAACAGTAGGCGGCATCAAGAAGATCGAGGCCCTGGGCGCGCTCAAGCTCAATTCTGCAGGCACAGCGACCGTGGCCGCGCTCGATGACCTGCACCAGGCGACGGGGCGGGACTTCAACCTGGTTGTCGGGCAGAAACATAACGCCGCAGTTGGCGGCGACATGCAGGAGCAGATCAAGGGGCTTCGGAACAGCATGGCCGGAATCAGCCAGCGCATGATCGCCCCAAAAAACCACGTCGGATCTGAGTCTGTGAACATTTTCCAAGTCCTCTGCGACACCCTCGATTTAATCGAACAAATGGCTGCTCAGATCGCGACTCATATCCACGGTTCAGGGCCTCAACCCTCAACAGCTGCTGCTTTTACTGCAGATTCAACTGCTGCAGCTGTCTTATCTCGAGCATTAAAAACAGTCACGCTCTAGAGTCAGCCGCTACCGGACATATTGCAATAATTGCCTGGCATCCAAAATAAGAAATTTCTTTAAAGGCTCAATTATTTGGCCGTGCGCCACAAGCGTATAGTGAAATCTGTATTCTTTTTCATGAGAAAACTCAGGCGGCTTAATAAATGCGGTGTCAGCAAAGGTGTGCAAGATGTCATCAAGTTTTGGTATTTCGCTATCGGTGAAGCTCAGGTGCCTCGGTATATAAGCTACGCACTCATGCTGAATCAGCACTGAGACGTCATTTGTGTCGACGTGAAGTGGCAGCACGTAGATACCCTGTTTCTGACTGTCGCGGATTTTGTTTAAAAGCATTCGGCCTATCCGGAAAGCTAGTTCTCCAGCGTCCCCAGCTTTAAAGCACCAAAAGTCTTTGTACTCGCTAAACATATTTCTCGTTTGATCAGCGCTTTTTACCTTGGACATGCAGTAAATAAAGCTATTTGGCGACTCTCTAGTAAAAGAAGCAGACGCGTCTTGGACTACGACGTAGTTTCCATTCAAGGAAATCATGTTCAAGTGATCAAACTGTGAATGATGCCGACCTGCGTAATATATCGGCGGAACATTACCAAACTGGACGGTTCCCTGGCTGAGTGTGTTGAATAGCTCGCAAGGAAGCCTAACTTGACCTCTCAGATCGACACGATATCGAAATAAGCCTTCTTCCCTATCTTGAATTTGTGAAATTTCGGTTTTGCGATACTCTTCAAGCGTGCCGAGTTTTATAGTGCCGTGCTTAATATGGTGTTCCGTATGACAGCGCTTGACTAGTAACATTTCCTTTCCCCAAAAAAATCATCACCAATTTCCCATCATGAAGACTGCGTTGGCCCTTGATAGCCTTGGCTCGCTCATGAATTCTCAGGTCCTTCGTCGTATATCAGTAAGAATACGATCTTTTGCAGCACTGCCATTTGATCCAGTATGGTCATGGCCAGTCCCTCTCTACGTTTTCAGGCCCGAAGTAGCGAGGCTCTTTGTGTATAACATCCCCATCATGCCAATGTTTTTTAAATTCATCTCTATCGCGACCGGCGCCTTCGAATTGAATTACGTCGTTCAGTGCTGCTATTGCAGGACACCACGAGCGAATATCTATCCTATTCATAACTCCGAACAAATGGTCGCTCAGCGCTTGATCGTTAAAGAAAAGGTGTTCAAATATAAATAGACGATTGCGGTCGTCCCCATTAATGTGCAGTTCTTTCTGCACCTTTGGGATCGCAAGAACATACTGATTTTTGTAGTACGAGGCATATACTTTAGGTAGTGTGACTTGGAAGGTATTAAACGAGAATTTCATTTGTGATAGTGCAGCTAAGCTTTTTTCAGGTGAGACGCCATATTTCTGCAGTAGTTTGGAGGTTGTAATTTGCTGCAGCGCACCCCGAAACTCTAGAAAGTACATATCCTGCCAATGCATCCTAACGACAGCTTTGTGAATGTCATCGTCTAGAGCCCTGAAAATCTCGTCAAAGTTACCTGCAAAACTACAGATTCTATCTAGGCAGTAATCCATTTCTTCGAGGTCAAGTACGCATTTGCGTTCAAATTCCTGCGCTGTATGCCGCATCCTATCTATTAGCGCTCGACACTCATCGACCAGCACTTTCTGTCTTTCACCCTCTTTATTTTTCTTGTATTGAAGGATAGCAAAAACGAAGGCCCCTGCTGTAGCCGCTTGAGCAATAACGTTGATGCTATCAATGAATTTAATGGGCCCCCAAAATTCTGCTGGAGCATAGATGAACAATAATTCGAGCACGATAACGGTAACGAGTCCAATATTTACAATAGTCAAATATTGGTTTGAGTTTTCTTTTTTCTCATAAAGCATGATTGCTTCCTTGCTAGAACTCAGTTTGCAGTTGCAAGCTTAACCGCATGCGCTTGAATCAGTATACGGTCCACAATTGATCCAGTTGGGTGGTGTAGCTCTTGCTAAGCAGATCCCGCCTCATCGACCAACCGGGGCTAGATGGCACGCTGGCCACGCGAAGGGTTCCACGGCCCCATCTCGAATTGATCTCATCGAGCACGCCCATGATCTTTGCAGCTTCGACCGGCTGCGCCGGCGCAAATAGATCGTCCGTGAACTCACCAGGCTGACGCAGATCCATCAGTAGCACTTCCGCTTTGCTGTATTTGAAGCCAGCCCGGAACAGCCGATTCACTGCTTCGGTCGCAGCCTTGGTCATCAGCCTCACGTCGTTGGTCGGGTAAGGCAGCTCGACCAATGCACCGTTGGCGTACTTCGCTTCCTCCGGATTGAACATGCCAGTGCGGATGCTGACCCTGATTTTTTTGCAGAACGAGTTCTGCGCTCGTAGTTTCTCGGCAGCTCGCTGGGTATAGGTAGCCACGGCTTCTTTTATGGGCTCGATCGTAGTCAGCCGCGTGCCGAACATCCTGCTGCAGCAAATCTCTTGCTTGGGTGGCTCGGCTTCGCCCAGCTCGAGGCATGGCGTACCCGCCAACTCGCGGGCAGTCTTCTCGATCACTACGCTGAATTTCTTCCGCAACGTCCAGGCATCGGCCTGCGCTAGGTCCATCGCAGTCTTGATGCCCAGTACTTCCAGATGAGCCTTCATCCGCTTGCCCACGCCCCAGACTTCGCCCGCATCGGTATTGCGCAGCGTCCAGTCACGCTTGAAGGGATCGCAGATATCGACGACCCCGCCAGTGATGTCCAGGAGACGTTTTGCCGTGTGGTTCGCCAGCTTGGCCAGGGTCTTGGTTCGGGCGATCCCGACACCAACGGGGATACCGGTGCGCTTATAGATCGCAGCGCGGATCTGCCGGCCGAACGTCGTCAGGTCTCCAGGTATGCCAGTGAGATCCGCGAACGCTTCATCAATGCTGTAGACCTCGAGCGCCGGCACCATCGACTCGATAATGGTCATGACGCGTTCGCTCATGTCGCCGTAAAGCGCATAGTTGCTGCTGAACGCCACAACGCCATTGCGGCGCAGATCGTCTTTGATCTGGAAGTAGGGCGCACCCATCTTCACAAACGGCTTTGCGTCGTAGCTTCGCGCGATCACGCAGCCATCGTTATTCGAAAGCACAACGATCGGCGTCTTTGCCAGATCGGGCCGGAATACGCGCTCACAGCTCGCGTAGAAGCTGTTGCAGTCGATCAGGGCGAAAACCGGTTCAGGCGTTGTCATGGTCGCGGACGCTGTATTTGACGACACCCCAGATCACCAGCTCGTCGCCTTCCATCACATACCGAGGCGGGTATTTCGGATTTTCCGACATGAGGATGACCGCGTTTTCGCTGCGGTGCAGACGCTTGCAGACGGGCTCTGAATTGATTGCGGCAATCACAATATCGCCGTGGCTTGCATCCAGGCTCCGGTCGACAATCACAAGGTCGCCGGAATAGATACCGGCGCCCTGCATGCTGTCACCGCCGATCTTGACCAGGTACACGTGTGGGGCACGGATATCGAAAAGCTCATCGAGCGAAACGTGCTTTTCGATGTGATCGGCAGCTGGCGACGGGAAACCAGCTGGCACGTGAAAGGAGTAGAGCGGCAGCGTGTGTCCGCCTGTCGCTACGGGACCGAGTATGGTCACGCTCATGGTGTTCACCTTAAAACCTATACTGTACGTGCATACAGTAAACGTTCTGGGTTGCTTGCGGTCAATCTCATGTATGGGAAATTTCGACGGGTGACAGCATGTGCGGACGCTACTCGATCTATGAGCCGATGGATCACTACCTGAAAGAGCTGGCCCCGAAGCAGCTGGTCATCAATGGCTACGATCTTTGGCCGATCGACCGCTACAACGTCGCGCCGACGACTCGAGTGGAAATCATCAGGCCCACTGAACAGGGGATGAGCGTCGACAAGGTGCGTTGGGGTTGGTCGCCATTCTGGGCGAAAGGTGAAGGCAAGCGTCCGGCGCCTATCAATGCCAGGGTCGAAACGGTCATGACCGGGAAGTTCTTCAAACAGTTATGGCCAAACGGTCGCGCACTGGCCCCAGCGAACGGCTGGTTTGAATGGGTCAAGGATCCGAATGACCCGAAGAAAAAGCAGCCGTACTTCATCAAGTTGAAGGAAGGCGGCCCGATGTTCTTCGCCGCGCTGGCCGAGGTTCACCAGGGCCTCGAGCCGGATCCGCAGGACGGGTTCGTGATCATCACCGCCGATTCAGACCAGGGCATGGTCGACATTCACGATCGCCGGCCGGTGGTGTTGAGCCCGGAACACGCTCGCGAATGGGTCGACCCGGAGACGACCCCGGAACGCGCCGCCGAGATTGCAAGGGAATGCTGCAGACCTACCGAGCAGTTCACCTGGCATACCGTTGGGAAGGCAGTGGGCAATGTTCGCAACCAAGGCCCTGAGCTGATCGTGCCACAGTCCCTGGACGAATAAATTCGCCCCGGGATAAAAAAATCTCCGGAAAAAACACTTATCCCCCTCCCGCCGACGGGCTCCACGTCCGTTTTTTGTGCAAATCCAGCCGTAGTGCAAAGCGCCCTGCAGGCCGCGCCGGTTATGGGCCTTCGCAGGGCATCGGCCGTTTCACAGTTTGCAAACTTTTGAACAGAAGTGCAGCGCGGACGCGTTTCTCCCTTCCGAACGCCCATGTCAGGCCGTCCGGCTCGAGCCCCGGTTTTGCTGGGTGAAAAATCTGAAAACAGCTGATTTCGCAGGTTTTTGAATTCGGCAACGGTAACGATCGGCCTGATTAAGAGAGGTTTGAGAGGGACCACCAAACCGACGCATGCCGCTAAAACCGGGGGCTGCGCCGGGGTTGCGGGCATTTCAAGGCTTTCAAATCGCTGCATGAGTTTCGAACGCAATCTGGCTCAGTCTGCAGGCTTGAAAAAAGTCTCGAAAAATACTGGCGCGCTGCCATTTCCAGTTGAGGGCTGGGAAAAAGGTAATTTCGGGAATAAGGGGTCGGAACCGGGCTGTGAGCCTTATAGGACGTGGCTTTGAGCAATTACCAAGAAAGGTAATTTGGGGTAATTGAAAAGGTAATTTTTTTGTAAGTGCCTGTTTTATAAAGATTTTTAAAGGTAAGAATCTAACCCCCTCAAAAGGTAAGTAGATTACTATGAAATTACCCTATTATTACCTTTAACAATTCATCCCAAGCCCTTGATTTAAAAGGCTTTCAGGCGACTTACAAAAAGCAATTACCAAAATTACCGTTTCCCCGTGGGTCAACATGAAACGGGGAGTTGCATATCGGCGCGGACCGTCAGCGGCGCGTGTACAAAGCCTGACGTGAGCACGCTTGTTACGTGCGTTGTTACGTGTGAGGCAAAAACAAAGGGCCTGCATCGCTGCAAGCCCTTGTTTTGTATGGTGCCGGCACCAGGAGTCGAACCCGGGACCTACTGATTACAAGTCAGTTGCTCTACCAACTGAGCTATACCGGCGTGTGGGCGCTGATTATAGGGATTTGATCGATCGAGTAAAGTCTTAATTTCAGTTTTTTTGCGCTGCTTATGCGATGTCGTGCTGACCGTTATTCACAATGGGCCTGTAAGGCGGGCGCTGAGGACCGATTTTGTAAAATTTTGCCGATTCGTTCGCAAGCTACTGTTTTTACGAAAATTTAACAGCTGTATAAAAAGTGAACAAATTGTTAAACCGGCTGCAAAGCGCGTTTTATGTACGTTCGCCGGAATTTCTTCAACAGAGTTATCCACAGGGCAGGGCGCCTGAAGTGTTTCATTTTCGCTCGGCGAGGATGAGCAGGTTACGCGGGGTGATCTGGCTTTCGCAGAAGGTGCCGATGCGTACGTGGTAATTGCGCTGTTGAAGATAAAGCGCGCGGTCGAGGATCAGCCAAAGCTCCAACGGCCGGCGAAAGAGGTTGCGCAGCAGTTCGAGGTTGCGCACTTCGGCCAGTCGCTGCCATCCGGCGGCTTCAAGGGCATCCCAATTCTGGTGAGCAGGCGGCGGCAGTTGTTTGAGTGCGGCGAGGTCGCGGCAGTAGTCGGCGAATGGTTTATCCAGCCAGGCGATCGGCAGAGAAGGGGTTGGCAGGTACTCGTCGGTGCCTCGCAGTTGCCGCTGCAGCAGGTCGAACGCCAGGCGTCGGGCCATTGAGTGGTCGCGCTAGCGTCGGACGCGTGCCCCTGCGGTGACAGTTTCGCTGAGTGGCAGGCCCAGGTCATCGATGGAGAGTTGCAGCGCGGAGGTCTGGCCCTCTGCAGAAAGCGGCTGATAGTGATCGCAGGCGATGCGGTTATAGCAGCAGGGGGCGATGGCGATGGTCTGGCAGCCGGCGTCGCTGGCGAGTTGCATGAGGCGCACGTGCAGGTCGCCGCAGGCATGAAGCGCAACGGGCGTGTGCGCGGATTGCAGCCGAGTCGCTGATTGCGCAGCCATGAC